TCATCCTCCATGATGAAGGTGATCTTGCCTGTTACCTCTAGAGGTCCCAAGAAAATGTTGTATGGGTTCTGAGTTGCGCTGATGCCGTAGACAGGAGTGACTGAGCGAGCCATGTCGATGTTTCCAGTCATTGAGTTGGAAACGGCTGTGCCACCGATGCTTACAGTTCCACGCCATACCTGTGTTGGTAGAAGCGTTGAGAATGTAGGTGTTGGATCAGAAACTGCTGATGATTGCCAGCCTGTTGTCTTTGTATCGTACTCAAGCATTCCGTCAGCGTTGAACTTCAAAGAGAAGTCGCTGAACTGGCAGCCTGGGTATGAGCGAACATCTGCTGCGTAGAAGTCAGTCAATGTGTATGAAATCGGCTGATCGTCTGCACCTGATGTGAGGCTGTTCTTGAGCGAAATCGTGTGTGTGTAAGGTGCTGAAGCGCCTGTTGTCGCAACTGATCCAAGAAGCCCTGCGATCGCGTAACCAACTGTGTCGGCAAATACTGCGCCGCCAAAGTCGAAGGTTGAGCGTGTGCGGCCCTGTAGGTAGTTGTAGTTCACAACATTGGAGCCACGAAGCCCTGTGTCGTAGAGCGGATCAACAACATCGACTGGCTTGATGTTGTCTTTTGCTACTGGGATAAAATCGGTCGGTGCAACGATCGTACCCTTGGTTGCTTCTTTAGCGATACCCAGGTACGAGCGTACGGATTGCTGTACTGACATTATTCACTCTCCTTAGAGTCGGAGTCTGACGCGGCAGACTTAGTTGGGGCTGGTGTTGGTACTGCTGGCTTCGCTGCTCCTGCTGCTGCGCAGTCAGGATGTGTAAAGCCTTCGGGTGCGTCAAACTCGTCACCTGGTTTTACTGTGATCCCCAGCGATGGGAACACTCGTTCATCTGTTCCGTTGTATTTCAGTTTCATGTTTGCTCCTATGCTTGGATCATTTCAGTAACATCGAATTCTATCTCAGCAAACACTTCGGAAGCGCCCTCATTGGTAGTTGAGACTTCTCCGTAGCGTGCGTTGATGATCGGTTCGGCTCCTTGCCACACTAGGTTACCCGTTGGGTCGCCAAAATTGTGGTCGGAACGCAGCCGCTCTTTGATGTTGTCGATTAGCACATCAAAATCATCCATTACATCCTCTGCGTTGCGATGCATTGAGTGGGTATAAATCTGCAAAACAATCGTGTAGTCCACACGCTTCCAACCACTATGCGCACCGCCGATCGCCAGGCGTGTTTCTCTTTCTGCCGCGATGAAAATAACAACGGCCGAACGAGTTAATTGTCCAGGCTGAGAGTTGACCTGATAGTTGATGCGCTTGGGAAAGGAAGTAAAGACCTGGTTCAAGTTTGTAATCTGTGGGTTGGAAATAAACGCCGCGAGCGTGTTTCGGACCCCTACGCGGCCAGCCATTACCTGATCCTGCGGTACTTATCGACCATGTCCAAAGCCAACTTGATCTCACCGCCATAGCGTGTAGCCCCTGGCAGACTCGCTTGAGGTTGGGTTGTGATGTTCATGGTTAAAGAGTTGTCGCCTCGAACCTTGATGAAAGCGGTGGTGATCAAGATGCACGCTTCCTTGATCGCGTTCGGCAGGTTGCTCACTTGAGTTCCTGCGGCGTGGGTATAAAGCAAAGGCGAAGCCAAAGAAACGGTTGTGCTGCCGTAGGTATAAGCGCTAGAAACATAAACAGTCTCGGTGTTGGCCCCATCAAAGATACGCAGCATTTGACCAGCCACAATTCCAGTCGCCCGCTCTACAACAAGGCTTGAGGCCCCTGCTGTGGCGGTTACGATCGGGTTATTGACGAAGCCCGCTACATAGGTGTACTTAGTAAAGATCTGTTGAGTTGGCGATCCGCCACCGAAGGCCAAAGGACCCTGGCTTGACCAGTTCAAAGCCATGGATGAGATCGGGATGATGATCTGTTGGGCCTCGAACCAAGCGTTAGAACAGTCGGTCAAAGCCGACAGAAGGTTAGGTGTTGGGCCGTAGTAGAAAGACTCCAGGGAGATGATCGGACTTTGATTTGGATGCAAGGAGATGTATCCCTGCGGGGTAAAGCGTGTGCGCTGGGTCTCTGTTTGGCGATTGGCCACCAGGTTTTGGTTCAAATATTCATCCATGAAAGATGAAGCGCGAAGGATAACCCGAGCCAACTCCGCGTCTTGGGCAGCAGCGTTTCCACCGACTACCAGGTTGTCATAGTCGATCGAGGTCGGAGCGTTCTTATACTCCGCAACCGTCAAATATGGCCGCTCGGAGAAAGTGTCGAGTGTTACGCCTGTTGTCATTTATTCTCCATCTCGCGGGATGTCTTTGGCCTCTATACCGCAACGACCGCATTTGCGAAACCAACCGTTGAAGCCACATTCTACGCAAGTAAATCCTCGTTGGAGGTCGCCAGCGCTGTAAGGATTAAGAGATGCTTCAAAGAAGCCCTCTGCCTTCATCGCCTTGCCCGCACTTGCACTTTCAACATTGTAAATACCGCTGCGATCGGGAAAGTAACTCTTGCCGCCTACTACCGTTTCTTTTACACCACGGTCAGGTGCTACATATCTGCCCATTGTGATCCCTTCCTCTTTGGAATAAAGAAGGGTGCGCCCACTATCTGACGCACCCTCCTTCTTTATTCAATTGTTACGCGTTAACAATTCCTGAAACTGCGCCATTCCATGCTGGAGCGGTGCAGAAGAAAGTGCCACGGAAGTAAGTTGAGAAGTCATAGGTGAACTGTGTGACAGGCCATTGAATTCCCATGTAGTCCTGAACTAAGAAGTTCGCCCAAACATCTGAAACCTCAGTGTCAGGGATTGGAAGTGTGAATGAAAGAACTGGAGCAACGCCCTGGTTGAGCCATGGGTGAACCATGAGATCAACAGCCTTGCCTGTTACTTCATTCTGTAGACCAGTAACGATAGAACCGTAAGTGGTTCCACCTGCGCCTGGATCGTTGATTACCAAACGGTAGTTAGCGGTTGATCCGCTCTTGATCGCATCAGAAAGTTGCTTACGATCGTTACCGTTAAGGAGAACCAAATCAGGATCAGCCTTTACATTCTGATACAAGGTTGCGAACACATTTTGGAATTCAACGCCAGGGTTGCTGGTGCTGAATGCGCTATTGATTGCGTTAAGAGCGCCTGTGTTTGGACCGAGAACAGTTGGAAGGATGCCGTCATAACCTGTTGCATAAGCAGATGTGTCTGCTGTTGCGCGAGATGCTGCTGCACCTGTTGTGGTGAAGGCTGCGTTGTTTCCAAGTAGACCTGCTGCGCCAGCACCTTGAATTGTGAATGTGCCAGTTCCCTTGAGTGTTCCCTGGTACTTCAAGTTTGCAGCACCAGTTGCTGTTCCAACATAGATGTTGTAACCAAGTGCGCCTGTGACTGCTGTTGCTACGGTGATTGTTAGAACATCGCCTGATGCAACTGCTGTGTTTGCTTCTGTTCCGAGGATTGACTCGCCGAAGCCGTTAGCAGAAATACCTGCGTCTGCTGTCACATTTACATAGTAAGTTGTTGCAGCGAGTGCTGTCTGTGATCCTGAAGCAACAGGTGAAGCAAGTGTGAATGTAGGTGCTGAAAGTGCGCCTGAGTATCCGCTTGCTGTTCCGCGTGCCATAAGCATCATGCGCTCTTCCATCAACATTGTTGCATAAAGTGTTGATGTTGATGACAACTGACGAAGGTCCTGGTATCCAAGGCCTGAGAAGTTGGCATCGAATGAAACCTGATCAGATAGAGAGTATGAGTTGTATGGCAAGACTAGATCATCTGCTGTGTAAGAGATCTGTGGACCGCGCTCTAGGTAGAGGCCGTTGGCTCCACCTGGTGCAAAGTTATTCTGAGTTGTCTCAGTAATACCTGGCCAAATCTGTCCTTGTCCACCAGTTCCTGTACCTGTGTATCCAAGAATTCTCTTGACACGGTGTGAGGTACCGACACCCTTCTTACGAGGGATGCGGTTACGAAGTGGAGTTGGGCGTGGTGTCAGTAACTTAGCAGGTGCTTCGAGGTCAAATGCCGCGAAAGATGTGCTAAGAGGTGAAGTTGTAGTGATTTCTTTTTGAATGTCCTGCATCGCTAAGCGTTGTGCTGCGAGCGCATTCTGAAGTCCTGCTGCTGCATCGGCAGTCAAAGACTTAGATGCTGCGAGGGCTTCCATTGCTGCCATTGGATCTTGTGTAGGTGCTTGTCCTGGAACATGAGAAGCGTTAGATAGGGACTTTCCGAGTAGATCGGTGTACTCCTCCATCTTTTGCGCTGCTTCATAAGGTGTAGCACCGTCAAAGAGATCGGCAGCCTTTGGCATTTCTGTTGCCATGGGGCTTGTTCCTTTCGGTAGGTTACTTGTTATCGGCTTCAGCGGCCTTTGCTAAGAATTCCTCAGCAAGGGTCTTGTAGCCTTTAGCAAGTGTTGGGTCGGTTGTTGCATTTGCTTTCGCTTTGTAAATGGCAGCCTTGGTTAGCAAGTCGTTCGTTGTTTTCACATTGATCGGCTTGGCTGTACGGCTTGGGCCACCAGCCACTGCGAGAGACTTGGCAAGTTCCAACTCAGCCTCTAAACCTACCGCTTTGGAAAGCGCTGCCTCTTTTGCAGCAACTAATTCCGCGATCTCTGATTTGAGAGATTGTGTTGCACTCTTGACCACCTGCTCTACGATGGCTTCTACATCTGCTGGGTTAACTTCAGCAGAATTCTCTGTTGCTTCTACGGCTTCGGTGGCAGGTGCTTCCTCTGCAACTTCCTCAGCCTTTACTTCCTCATCGTTAGCCTTTACTTCAGGCTCTTCGCCTTCGGCTGACTTAGGAGTTTCTCCTGGCGCATACATCTCGGCTGTTGTTACATGAGATGGCTTTGCGACATTCGCAAAATCATTAGTTACTGTTAGACCGTGATCGGTTCCTGGTTGGTTGCATCCGCACTCAAGGCACTTAGAAATCTCAGCAGACTTTTCTGCATCAACTTCATCGGTGTCTGCGGCCATGTACTTGTCCCACATTGCCTTGGCAGCGTCATCATCCATACCTGCTTCTTTGCAGCGCTTTAGAAAATCAGGCTTCTTTTCATCTTTAGCAGGTTTCATTTCTTTATCTGATCCTGCTGCGCGTTCTATAATTGTTTCTTCTTCCACGACTTCTCCCTCTGCTTCTTCTCCTTCATACCATGCATGGAGATGCATTACGGCTTCGAGAAGGTGTCCGATTGATTGTATTTCATTATGACCATCACGCATTTCACCCGCTTCAATTGAGATTAGGTTAGCAAGTGCTTCGCGTGCGGCTTCGTACTGTGTCTTATCAAACTTGAGAAGGTTCCCGATGGCTTCAACAGGAAGTTCGACTGTATCTTTCATTGAGGTCTCCTCTGACTTGGTAAGCGATAGTAAGTGTAGGGCAGATTGTAATGCTTTGCGGAGTTCCGCATGGCTTGATTTGCCTAATGGATTGGATTCTAATTCACTTGCTAAATCAGACAATTTCTTTGCCGCTGGCTTAAAACTAGATTCCTCGCTCATGATTTTAGCCGCGTTGTTTAAGGAACTGACCGCCCCTGAAGTGTTACCTCTGAAAATTGCGTTGCGGGCATCGTCTATATGGCCTGATGCATCTTCTCTTGTTTGAGCGGCATCCATAACATTTGCTCGGCCAGTTGGGTTGTTGCCCGCTGCTCGAACAGTCTTTTTATAGGCCTCATCCATTTCGTCTTCCGCTTCATCCACAGTTTTACCTGCTTTTGATCTTGAAGTGCTGCGTTTTGGTTTACCGCCGCTTGAGTTTCCGTCAGCCGATCCGCTTGCACCGCCCGCAGAACCGCCGCCACCGCCTCCTCCGCCACCGCCTGAGCCTTCGGCAGCAGGTGCGCCTCTTCCACCAGCACCGCCGCGACCACGGCCATGTGAGGATTGATCGTGGCCTGGATGCTTTACAAGGTCCTCGGTTAACTCTTCAACTTGAACAAGGCTTGACTCGCCATCGACACTCTTAGCAAGAACCAACTGGCAGTTAGGGTTTGCAGGGCGATCAACAAGGGAAACTTCAACAATCTGTCCATCAATAATGCGGCCGTTTGCAGCCTTGGTATCACGCACAACGCGTGGAGATTTGATGCCAATTGAGAAGCCACGAAGGACTCCCGCATCGACTTTCTTTACTGAAACTGGATCAACAACATGAGCCATGATGTAGTGGCCATCTGCCTTTGCCTCGTACTCTTTCGCAACACCTGCTGCAATGCTTGAGTGTTGTTCGCGGATGTTGCCACCGCTCTTGAACCAGGCTGGCATTGCGCGATCAAGCCACGCAGCGTCACAGATCTGCTGGTCAATATCAACTGAGTCATCGGTTGCCTTGCCGTAAACCATCAAGGTTCCATCAGGCTGACGGTCCGCTTTCTCAATACTGAAATACGAAGTGGTTAGATCGTTCACCGTTGATTTCTCCTTGCTTTCATTTGCTCTAAGAATACCTCTAGCCCAGGACCATCCTGCATCGCCACCCCAAAGAAGCCAAGCGATGTAACCAGCGCTATCGACTCCCCAACCTTCGCCTTTCTTATCCACCTCATGTCGGGCGAAGTAAGAATTCATGCGTTTGATGGTGTCTAATGATAGCGCTGCGCCGTTAGAAAGATCGCGAGCGCGGGCAACGCCGACTTCTGTTCCGCCTCTGTTGTGTTTCTTGCGAAGTTCAAGACCGCGTTTTGCATTGGCACGCACTTGCTGCGGCGGTACAAATCCATCGGCCATGTTTATCCTTATCTCGCGTAGTAATACTTTAGCAGGGTTATCTAGAAGGAACGCCTACAAGCGTTGTTCCCATCGGAATGTCGTCATCAAAGTCGGGGATCACAGGAAGCAAAGCGCAGCGACAGTTGGGGTGTGCTGGGGGTTGCGTATTGCCTGAGTTGAAGGTTCCACCGATCGGCACGACTTGGTTGGCATTTTGTGCGCACTTCGGGCAAGGATCAGAAACCTCCCATTCCATCTCGGGGATCTGCATCTCCCTGTAACGGTTGATTGTTGCAGCAGACATTGCGCGGTTCTGCTCGGTTACAGCGATCGTCAAGGCTCGATGCGAGGATGCAACATTGCGCCTGATCAACTTGGCCGCTTGGTTGGCCGATAAGCCCTGCTCTAAAGCATCAGCGATCGAGTTACCAATGTCATTTATGGTTGTGTTGGTTAGTTCCTTGAGTGTGATCCCAAAGGAAGCCAGGAAGCGTTGAAAGGCCTTAGTTGGGCGCAGTAAAAGAGCCGCAGCCTCATCGCCAGGGTTCCATCTTGACCAGTCGATAAAATCATCCTCAAGGGCTTTCTTTGCCAGGCGTGCTTTGGCGATTGCTTCATCAGCGGCAGCCTCTCCAGTCACCCAGCCTTCGGCATAGACGCGTTCCATGACACCGATCACGGCGGTCATATTCACTCGCACATTAAGCATCACCCATGCTCGGGCGCGAGCGCGATCTTGAGCGCGGTTGTCCGACATGTTTGGTTGCGTTTCTTTATACCACTCGAACACGCGTTTGAATTCCGCAGTTTGTGCCAGCGCTGCTCTGATCTTGACGGCACTCTTTGCAGCCATACGCCCATCGGCTTTCAGAGGCCCCCAAATCATGAAAGGTAAGCCTTAGCGAGCGCCCGAGCGCTGTCTAGATCTCCTTCGTAAGCGCAACGGTTCAAAGCATCTGCCACGATAGGATCGAGTGATTTGAATTCAAACAAGCGAGCGCGTTTGCCCTTGTTAGCCCACTTCATAAAGGCCTTAACCTCGGTCTTTGTCTCTTCATCGATCTCTTCCTCTTCAAGAACTCCTGGTTCCTGTTGAGGCTTCTCGCCTACTTCCGTCACGGGTGCAACGGCCTCAGCGTTTGGCCCAGCCAAAGCGGGTGCTGTTGACGCAGTTGCGGCATCAATAATTCCATCGGGGCTAAACAAGAAAGTGCTGGCCCCTGCCATAAGGATCGGCATGTCGGCTTGCGGTGTATCGAGCAATGGGAGGCCAAGTTCTGAGCGGCGTTCGTTGATTGTTTTACCACCGCTTGTGATTTCAATTTGGTTCTTGCGAGCATTTGACTCGTTGTCCAGGCGCTTGGATGTCATCAACTTGAACTCCAACTCTCGTGGCATACCAAGGTATGTATAAGAGATGTTGGTCAGCATCTTGCTGATCCAGTTAACCAAAGGCTGAGTTCCGATTGCCTCCGCGCTCTCAGCGCGACCTTCCTCGAAACCAGCGCCTCCCAGCCCGCCCTTCGGTGCAAAACCGATCTCGGCTGGTTGAACGCCGTAGTGACCACAAATGGATGTGATCAAATAGTCGTCAAGAGTGTCTTTGAACTTCTCACCATACGCATCAAACTGCACAGGAGTCATACCTGCTGGCAATAAGCGTAGGCGCTTGCGTTGCTGTGTCTGACCCGCTAGGTCATCGTTGAATATGTTTTCATAGGCGCGAAGCAAATCAGGGTTAGTACCCCAGTTCTCATCCGTTGTAAACATCAACTCAGGGAGAACGCCGTCTGTGTACTCGGCTCTGATCCATTGCTGGCGGCGAAGGTAAATGTCGGCCAAAGGTAGCGCTCGCTCTGTTGGGCTGAAGCCATAAACAGAAGTTGTGCGGCGATTGCGAACCATGTACTGCAAATCATCTGAGGTGAATTCGCCATCGGCCTTTGGATCATCATCGTTGGCTGTGAATTCTGCGCGAGGGAAGCCATACAAGATCTGCTGAAAGGCTGCGTTCGGGGCCATAGGGCGCATACCGCGATCATCTAAGAGCGGTTTGATGGTTGAGCCATCCAAGATTTGAAGGCCGTATAAATCCCCGCCCACGGATCGCTGTGGCCAAACGGCCCAGGCATCAATTACAAGTATCTCCTCGAGGGCGATCATCAACCAATCTGCAAAGGTGAGGCCGTTTGATCGGTCAGGGTTTTCCCAAAACTGACGCACTCTGTTGATTTCATCGGTGTATTTCTCACGCGCTTTAGCCATAGCCCGCACATGGTCGCCACCTGATGTTGCTGCAATCTTTTCTGAAGCATCTGTTCCGAGAACAACATCCCAATCAAGACCTGTGACCTTGTTCTTGATCACTTCAATACAACGGCGAAGGATGTCGATCTGATCTGCCGAAGCACGCAGGGTCTTGAAAGGAACCAGGCGCGTTTCAGTAACATTGATGTTCTGCGCAACTTGGTATTCATAACGGCGTGGATCGGGGCGGCCATCCTCACGAACTGGATTGATTGCTCCAGGTGTGATCGGAGTGCCAGGGCCAAAAGGAACCGTTGAGAGCCAAGGGTTGCGTGGAAGCGGCGTGGAGTTACCGTAATTCTGCGCGATTTGGTTCAGCGCGTTAAGGCGCATCTGTTGTTCTGTCAAAGTCACCGAACCTGCGGGCAGGTTTGGAGCCTTTTCCACTTGACCTTGCAGTAGTGCCTTTGCGATACGGTCTCTAAGACCCATGTGTATCTCCCTTTACTGCTTAAGCGTGTACTACAACTCTGTATTGGTTTAGGGTTGGAGCAACGGAGAACAACAGCGTGATTGTGTTAGTGGTTGCGTGGTTTACATCGCAGATGACTTCGGCATAAGAACCGCTTGCCTCGTAAACGCTAACGATCACATCTCTTGTTCCGAGGTTGTGTGTGATTGTGTAAGAAGTTGCTGTTCCATCACCGACATTTGCCGCGTACTTGGATACAACAACTGTTGAGTCGATTGCTACTGTGTTTGTGAGGACAGAGATACCGTTACCAGCACCTACTGCCAAATCTGATGAAAGGTTAAGACCTGAAGTTGTTGCCAACTTAATCTCAGCGCCGCTTGCACCTGTTTGTAAACCGTATCCTGCGCGTGGGTCAAAAGAAAAGACTGTGCCGTTTAGAACCACACCGTTAGAAGCGGTGTAAGTTCCCGCACCTGAGAACTGTTGGAACACAATCGGGTCGGTTCCCACGGTTGTTACTTCATCAACATTTACCCAGCCTGTGTTTGCCAAGGTTGAACCGTTGTCTACGAATGTAAAGTCACCACCAGCAATTTCAGTTGGCGTATCAAAGTCTGTAGCGCGAGTAAGCACCCAGTTGGTTGATCCATCACCTACGGTTGTGAGTGTGTAAATACCGTTTTGAGATTGCGTTGTTTGCAGTCTGACAAGGATGCGTGAGTTGATCGGTGGAGTTGTTCCATCGGTCGCAAATGCTGCCTGTGTTCCTGCGTTTGTAAGAGTAGCGCCAACACCGCTTGAACCGTTGCTATAGGTTGCGTTGAGGTTTGCAGTTGTTGCCGCATAAGAAGCCGCGTGGATGTTGAGGCCTTGAGCAACATCATCGACATACTGCTTGTTAGCAGCATCTGTGCTTGCGACTGGTGTCGCTAAGTTTGTGAGTTTGTATCCGCCCATGTTGAGGTCGGTTGTTGGTGCAAAAGCGTGAACATGGTCCTCTTTGGATGGAACGGTTGCGGTTCCCGCAGAACCTGCTGCGCCTGTGATCGCGTTCGGTGTTGAAGTTCCAAGGGCTGGTGTGCCGTGTGTGTGGTCTGCACGAGCATAATCAGTTGATGTTCCGTTGCCGCTTGACGCACCGTAAGAAGTCTGAGCAGTTACAGTTCCGAATTGGTTAGTTTGCGCCCAGGTTGATCCGTTTGAGTAATAGAAAAGATAATTATCTGTTGCGTAGTAAATAGTTCCAGCGTCAACTGTTCCAGCAGCAGGGCGTGCAGCAAGAAGTCCTGATTGAACCGCATTGCCCGCTACTTCCCAACGAGTGCCGTTGTAAATGTAGAGTTGGTTATCGCCTGTGTTGTAGTAGATCTGTCCTGAGTATGGACTGGCTGGCGCTGTAGCAAGGTTCTGAATTACGGCATTCTGTAATTCGTTCTTGTTAAGGTCAATCGAGACTAGAAACTTACGGGCCATTTATTTCTCCTAGATCACATAGGCAGTGCCGCTGAAAGCACTGGTAAAGGTTATCACCATTTGACTTTTGCTTGGGTAAGAAAAGGTGCCTTCGC